CTATATTTTCTTCTTTTACATAATTAAAAAGACTATCTGTATTAAGCATTATAAAACTTAATTCAAACAGTCCATTTCTTTCCTCTTCTACAAAAGCTTCACACAGAGAATTTATAGTACCGTATTTAGTTTTAAAATCTTTACTATGTAATGTTATCACTATAAATCACTCTCCCTATAAGCACTGAAGAATATTTCTACTGTTCCATAATATCTACGTTTCTTTTCTATGTTTATCTGATCTACACAAATCGCTTTAAATCTATATCCATCTGGAAATACTAAATCTTTATATCCGATTTCTCCTTGTAGCCATTCTTCAATAGCCATACATGCTTCCGTAAAATTTTTATTTTTTCTTACATCTAATTTACAAAGTAATCTTATTTCAGAATTTTTTTTCTTCCCATTGTCTACTATTAAATCTCCATTTCTTCCAGGTACACTTATTAATTCAAAATCTCTACCTGAAACAGAGTGGTGATTACTTTCTAAAATTCTTAAATTTTCTATATTACTACTTTTTATATTGTTAAAAATAAAATAAAAGTTTTCTATCATTAAATAAACACCTTCTTTCTTTTTAACAACCTAGCTAAATCATCTGCTAATACTTCTATATCATAATCCCTATTATTATTAAAGTTTTCTATTTTAAGAGTTATATTAGTTGTATTTTTATTAGTTGTAACTTCTTTTTTAGAATCTAAATTACTTATATTAGATATATTGCCACTTGTAGGAATTGAATAATATTGACCTTCGGTAACATATCTTGCAGTATTTATAGGCATTATATCTATTGAAGCTATACCAGTCATAGATAGTTCACTTATAGATTGCGTTTCTTGTGATGATATAGTTTTTTTATGTACAGTAACATTCCCTGTTATACCTCTACTATATGCATTTCTTATGCTGTTCCAGTCAGCTATGGCTTTTTGAGCCATTTTCGAGGTACTTGTCGTTACTCCTTTATACATTTCAGTAGCTGCGGCCTTAGCACTGCTTGCCATTTTATTAGCAGATGTTTGAACTCCTTTATACATCTCTGTACCATCTTCGCGTGCAGATTGAGACATTTTATGGAAAGAAGTCTTAACACCTTTATACATTTCAGTAGCTTGTACTTGTACAGTTTTAAGTGAGCCATCCATGTTGCTATCAACTGCACCTTTAACACCCTGCATAGATGTTTCGGCTGAGCTCTTAGCCTTATTCATATTAGCACTTAGGTCGTTACCCATTTTTTGAGCATTTTGAGATACCTTATTTGCTGAATTAGTAGAATCAGTTTCAAGTTTTTTATTTGTTTCACTAGAACTATTTTTCACTTTTTCATTGTTCTGTACTATAGCATTAGCAGTATCAGTATGGTTCTTTTTATCACGTCCATATATTTCATCTCTAAGAGCTTGATCTTGAGCCTCTATCTTAGCTCTTTCTTTTTCATTTTGCTTTATTTTTTCTACCGTTTCAGTATGTTTATTTTTAACACCTTCTAAATTTTCTTTCCATTTAGATGCCCATTCGTCTTTACCAAGCGCTTCAGCTATTTTTATAGCACCTTCTATACAAGCAATCTGAAACTCCTGAAACTTACCTACCGCTCCTAAGCTCCACTGAGTTATATCATTACCCATTTCAGCAAACATATTTTTTACAAGAGGTCCTATATTTAATACTGTAACTAGAATATCATTAAATAAATCTATAGTCCAAGTTAAAGCAGGTACGGCCTTAGATCCAATAGTTTCAGATAGTGTATTCCAACTATTAGATAAGTCTTGTTTAGCTGCTTCATAACTACCCTCAAATGCTTCTTTAGCAGCATCTATAGTTCCAGTAGTATTAATAACCTCATTCCCTACGTTGGCCCACGCTTCAACTATTCCAATAGATCCATATTCAATAGTTCCTTTAAATATTTCCTGTAATAATCTAGCTTGTTCAGTTTCATCTCCTACTCCCATAATAGCTTCCATTACTTTTTGCATAGCTTCTACAGATGTAAGAGACCCATCATTAATTTTATTTTTTAAATCATCTATATTTAATCCTAAAGCATCAAAAGCTTCTTGACTTGTAGTTGATCCATCAGTTAAAGTTAAGAAGAATTCTTTAACAATATCTGCTACCTTATCACTATCAACACCAGTAGCTTTCATAGCTTCTCTAATTAAATTAAAAGCATCGTTACCTGTGATACCTAAAGTAGAAAATATCGGAGTATATTCAACAAGAGTATCCATCCAGTCTTCTGACATATTTAATCCTTCTTGTTCGCCTTTAAGTATGTAGTCTAAGGCTTCTTCATAAGTCATACCCCAATCATTTACGGCACTTGTCATAAATCTTATTACATCTTTATGCTCATATCCATATTTATTTAATAAGTCTATTCCTTGAGCTAATTCTTCTGATTCATCTGCAGATAATCCAAATCTTTGTTCAAGCATTTTTACTGCATTTGCAATACCTTCTATAGAGTAACCACCTTTTGAAATATCTTTTACCGCAGCATATAAATCTTTGGCTGATTCCTCAGTAATACCCATAGTTATTTGTAAATCTGTTATAGCTTTATCATAACTTATCGCACCATCAATAACAGATTTAGTTATCATTACAGCTAGTGCAAGTGCAGCACCTTTAGCACTTAGTTCTAATAATCCTAAGTCAACACCTGCTTCTCCAGCTAAGTCTTTAAACTGTTCTAAGTTATCTGAACTATTATCTGAAAAAGCACTTTCAGTCGACTCCGCTACATCTTCAAGTGAATTTTTCAATTTACCTAACTGATTTCCAAGACTAGTAATATCAGTTTCAGTTTTATCTATGTCATTAGAATATTTTTGCAAATTATTTATATTTTTTTGGATTAAATCTGCTTTATCCTCTAATTTTTGTCTTAACTCATCTATAGCTTTTTTTTGCTTTTCTATAGCTTCTGTATTTTTATTTTCAGCGTTTTCAAGTTGCTCTAGCTCTTTCTCAGCTTTATTAAGATCTTCAGTAAGTTCATTATATGATTTAGATTGTTTCTCTACTGTAGATTTTAAATCATCATATCTTTTCTTTTGAAGTTCTAGCTTTTTATTCATACTATCCATAGCTTTTTCACCTTTTTGGATAGCATTATTAGTAGCTAAAATTGAATCTTCTGCATTTTCTATAGATTTATTAGCAATATCAAAGGAACGTTTTAGATTGTTCGTTTCCTTCGTTGTGCTAGTTAATTGTTTTTTAAAATCACCTGTATCAAGTGAAAGGGTCGTTTTTAGCTTAGCTATTTCTTGCTCTCTACTCATGTTCTCACCTCCTCTTATAAATAATCAATATCTTCACTTTCTATATTATTCATTTTCTTATATGTTTCCATTTGTTGAAAAAATGTTTTAGGCGTAACTTTGTAAAAATCATCATTTCTTTTTAGAACTGAATACCATAAGTACTCCATATGAGAAAAATCCCAATCATCTTCTTCTAAATTAATTTCATCTTCTTCAAATAATGATTCTTCTTGCTTTTGTGGCATGCATCTTTTAAAAAGTAAATTTATATAACTAAAAATACTATTAAAAGTATCTAATTTTAAATCTTCTTTTAAAATTATTTCTTCTATTTCTTCTTCATCTATGTCAGAATATCTAGAGATCGAAAATAATAAAATTGACATCAAAGCATACATATTAAGATTATTCACATCAGATATGCTTTTAAATATCTCAGGAATTGTAAAGTCGTATCCATTTTCAAGTAGATCCTCCTTTACTTTTAATAACGTCCCAAAGTCTAAAATTCCTTTAAACTTTGTATTATTTAGAGCAATTTTACAGCTATGCATTTTTATCACCTAATTATAAAAAGTGCTTAAAAATCGACCTTTTAAAATCGATTTTAAGCACTTTAAAATATTTATGCCTTATGTTTTATCCTACTATTTCTTTTGGCATTTGAACTTCAGTGTACCAATTTGATATTTGAGTAGCATCTACTGTACTATCATTAGTATCTATATAGAAATATATATTCCCATCAGATAATTCTGATACTGATAAAGGTATTTCACAAGTAGCATCTTCTGCTTTGTCTTCTATTGTTTGCATAACTAATCCTGGATTAGAGCACATACAGTTATATACTACATATAATCTTTTATGATTTGAATTTTTAAATTTCTTTTCAAATAAAAATGCTCCTGAAGGCGCTTGATCGTTAGAATTAACAACTACACCACCTTTTACTTTTTTATTTCCAAGTATTAAAGTTTGTTCCTCTGGAGTTAAGTCTAGTACAGTTATATTTCCTTCTCCACCAGTATATAAATATCCATTATCAAATAATACATCGTCCGCGTATGAAGGATCATGTTCAAAGTTTAATTTAAACTCTCCATTTTTTGCTCCTTCAATTTGCACAGGTGTTTGATATTCTCCATCAACGTATGGAGCAAAGTGTATATTACTAAATCCTCTTAGTACTTTTTTCTTAGCAGCCATTTACTACACATCCTTTCTATAACATTTCTTCATAAATAAAGTCCATGTTTTTACCATAGTAATCTCCATCTTTCAAATCAGAGCTACCATTAAAAGTAAATCCATTGGACTTTAATATATCTTTTATTTGTTTATATATCATCATATCTGTTGGTTTCTTATACCAGTAATTAATAGTTATGTAATATGTTTCACTTAAATTTGTATCATCATAAAACATACTATCCTGTTCATCATAGTAACTAAAAATACAGTACTTATCAGGAGATTGTGTAGTCTCTTGATAATATACTGGAACTATGTCTTTTAATAAATTTATTATTTTACTATTCATATCCTCACCTACTTAAATAGGTCTTTAGCTAAAGAATCTCCTATAGCTTTTATAGCTTCATCTTTAGATTGATAGTAGCTTTTCTTCATCCACTTTTTCCCATTCATATTACTATTTCCGTATTCTTGATAATACGCTCTCGCTACTATTTCTCTATTGTTTGATGTACTTCCTAAATGAACTTTTCTATTTATTTTATTACCTTCTTTTTTTATTTCACCTAAACTATTTTTTAAGGCTTCTGTATCTATTGGAACGTTCTTTTCCATGGCCTTTAATGATATTTTAGCTCCTGAATCTAAAGCCTTATCTATTATTTGCTCACTTACTTTTTTACTAATACCAGATAATGCATCTTCTAATTCGGTAAAATCAAATTCAAGTCCCATTTATTCACCTTCTAACAATAATTCGATAAATTTATTTTTTTCTTGAATATTATCACTATAAATTAAATTATAATTATTATTCTTATAATTAATTTTGTATTCTAAGCTGACATTAGGATTTATTGAACTATCTAAACCCTTTAAATATCTAATTATAATCTTTTTAGATGCTTTTGATTGAGCTTGCTGTGCTTGAAAAAATTCTTTCCCATTTATATTTTTAACTTTTGCCCAAACAGTTTTATAATCTACCCATTCTTCAACTTCAAAGCCATTATCATCGGTAAATATACTTCTTTTTAATATAGTAATTCTTTTATTTAATTCTCCTGGGTTCATTTTATATCCCTTCGTTATAACAATATTTAAGTTGTGTAATGATGCTATCTAATGAGTAAGCTAGTTTATCTGCTTTTCCAGTTAATTCTCTATTTTCATACCAATGAGATACTAATATTTTTATAGCTAAATTATATAACTCTCCTTCAGTAACAATACATCCAGCATTTTTTAAATATATAGCAGCAGAACTTAATAAGGTGTTTAAAAGATCATCTTCATAATCATGATCTAGTCTTAAATGTAACTTTATTTCGTCAATAGATACTTTTTGATCCATACAAAAAGAAAGTAAGACCTAAGTCTCACTCTCCTCTATAAATTTTATTAGTTCTGCTTTTTTCATACTTGAATATCCATCAATATTGTTTTCTTTAGCTATATCTTTAAGTTCAGCAACAGTTAAATTACTTAAGTTTAATTTATCGCCCTGCTTTTCTACAGGGACTTGTTTAGGGTGTAACAGTTATATAGCCATTTACTACAGCTTTTTCATCTCTCTTAGTTACATCTTCTCTTTCTATTGCTCTAAATAGAGTTAAATCTTCTTCAAATGCATTTAACTCACCTATAACAGCTAAATCAGACATCTTTATATTCATTTGTTGTCTATCCCAGAATATTATCCCTTCTTTTAAGTCTCCTATTATAAATGGTACTTTATTTTCATTTGTTGGCATATCATCATTAGGTATAACTTCTATCGGAACTATAGTAGCACCAGCACATAATCTCATTTCCATAGGATTAGCTGGATTAGGTTGTAATAAATACTTTCCGTCTGAATCTTTTAAAGTGTCTAAGTATTGTAATCCATCATCATTAGTTACTATTTTACTAGTTGCTTTAAATGCAGAACCTAAAGTAACATTCAATGCTTTCTTTATATCATCTATTCCATTTAATTCTACTTCTTCTAAAGTTTTTATTTTCTCTAATATTAATTTATTAGCTGTAACTCTTGACTCATCTCCTATCCATTCAACTAATGTATTAGTTATATTATCATCAGAATCTGCTAATAATTCATTAGTAACAGGGAAATATCCAGCATATTTATCTATTTCATAAGATATTCTTTCAAATTGCGGAGTAGCCTTAGCACCTATCTTACCACCTTCTCCAACTTTAACAAATCCTGTTTGTTGTGATCTTTTCTTGAAAGTTCTTTGTCCTTTATTCGTAGTAACTTTTTCAACTGTAACTAAATTTTTTAAAGATTTTTTAGATTCTCTATATGTATTTATTCTAGTTAATATATCTTCTGGAACAGTATATCCACCATCTAATGGAGTTCCTTCATTCATCTTATTATTAACCTTGAATCCATTTCTTGCAGCATTAGCAAATTCTTTAACTGAGTCTTTTTCTTTTTTATTGTCTTTATTTTTAACTTCATCATCTATTTGCTTTTCTTCCTCAAATAAAGCGGCTTCTATGTCATATCTTTCTTCTAATGACTTTATTTCTTCTAACATTGCTTTAGCTTCTGTTATTTTGTTTTCGTCTGCTAATTGTCTAGCTTCCGCCTTTTTATTAACTATTTGTTGTCTTAATTCTCTCATTTTCTTATTCATAAGAGTACCTCCCTTAGTTTTTAGTAATAAAAAAGAGCCTATATAAGCTCTAATTCTAATAATAATTTTTCTTTTTCTAATTTGACTTTATTTTCTATTTCTTCCGAATTTTTCGACCTTTTATTTTCCATTCTAAGGCCGTTCAAAATCGTTTTAGGTACTTTACTATACCCTTCATAACACTCTGAAACACATGCAACTGCATCAATACCTTCTGATACTTCAATATTAAAATAATTTAAAGCCTCTTCGCCAGTAAGCCATGTTTCATTATTTACCATTTCTCTAACTAGTTCTATGTCTACTCCATCTTTTAAATTTTCTTTATAGACATTCATTATACCTTCTTCTATAGTGTCTAATACATCAGCTTGTGCTCTTAATTCAGTAGAATTTCCATAAGTAGATACCCAAGGTTTATGTATCATCATATATGCATTACTAGGTATAACAACTTTATCACCAGCAAGTGCTATAACACTCGCTATTGAACCAGCTAAACCATCTACATAAACAGTTTTGTGTCCTTGATGTCTTTTTATCATATTGTATATTGCCATACCAGCAAATACACTTCCTCCACCACTATTTACATAGATATTTAAGTCTTTTCCTTTTGCTTCATCTAAGAAATCTTTAACTTTTTCTGGATACTGGTCTGCATCATCCCAAGCACCCCACCATGAACTAACTATATCACCATAGAAATGTAAGTCAGCACTTGTATCAGTTTGATTTTTTATTTGAAGAAAATCTTTTAAATTATCCTTCTTCTTGTTCTTCATCTGTATCACCTCCTTTCAAAATACGTTGGTGTTGTTCTATCGTATCTAAGGTTGTGAAATTAAGAGACATAAAATGTTTATCTCCCATTTCTCCTATACTATCCATATCTTCTAATTCAAGAACTTTATTTATAGACATAACTCCAGTTCCTATCATTTCTTTATAATATTCTGCCCTCGTCTTACTATCCGCTCTAAGCATAGAATTAAGATTGAACTTAACATAATATCTCTTACTTTCTAATGAAGTAAATAATTTATAATTAAATTCTTCTTCAATAAGTGTAATTGTAGGTTGTAGAACATCATTTAAAAATCTTAAATTCTGTTGCTCCACATTATTAAATTTAGAACCCTCAAAATCATTAAGCATATACAATGGTACATCGAATATAGTTGCTATTTCTGATTTATTCATTTTCCTAGATGAAATAAATTCAATATCTTTTATAGGAATTGTTATAGGTTTATAATTAAATCCTGCATCTAATACAGCAACACTTCCTGCATTACTAGCACCACCATAAAGTTTAGACCATTCTGATTTTATTTTAGTTTTAGCTTCTTGATTAAGTATCGAAGGCGTTTCTAAAACTCCAGTAGTCATTGCACCATTTTTATAGAAACCACCTTCAAATTTTGTAATTGCTTGTAAATTACCTGCATTTTCTCTTGCAACTTCCAAAGGGGCTTTACCAATTTTCCCATCAATAGAAACATATGGTATATGTATAATTTCATCTTCTGAAAGCATTTTATACTCTCCATTTTTATAAAAATGATACATATAATTACCTTTTTCATTTTTAAAATGGTATACATCTTCTGGATTTAACGGTTCTAACGAAACTATATTACCGTCTCTATCAAATACCATTTCAATATATGCATTTCCCCAAAGTAATCTTGATACTTCTATATAAGATTTAAATTGAGATGGTGTTTGCCACTTATTAGGTCTTTTTTCAAGTAAATACCATAAATTATGGTTTTTATCTCTAATTTTACCTGTTTTACTTGTCTTAAATAACTGTAATGGTAGTTTTGAGATAGAGTTAGACCTGATTACAACACATTCAAATATAGTTCCTATATTTGAAAATGCATTTTCTGCATCTATCTTTTCTCCACTAGATGTAATCCTTGAATCTGGTGTATCTTTCCACATCATTTCATTTTGCTCATCACTTACTTGATTAAAAATTTTTCTAAATATCACTTTTTCTCACCTCCTTTCTAATGTTTTGGAGGTCTTTTGCTAAGGATTAATCCTAATATAATAAAAATAGCACCTAATAAGTAATTAGCTACTATAACATTAACCTCATATGTTGTTTTTACTATAATAATTAAACCTATTAAAATTATTATATCTTCACAATATAAAGATAAAAATTTAATTAGTTTATTCATACTATAAGCTCCATCCATCACTTAAAACATGATTATTTATATTTGAGTTTAATTGATCTATCATTCTAACATGAGAAATTATACAAGTAACTGCTGCATCTATTCTCTCTGAACTCTTTTTTTCTTTCCATAGTTTTAAATTTTCTTTTCGGTCCTTATCCTCTACTGCATTACTCATACAATAAGTTAATACTGGATTTTTAACATACTTAACTTCTTTAGCATATACTTTCGCCCTAAAATCTTTTGTAGGTTCCGACAAACTCGCATAAGTTTGAGGTACTTCTATACATAAAATTCCTTCATCTTCTAAAGATTCAACTATATCCTCACAATGCCAAGGATCATAAGCTACAGAATCTAGTTCAAACTTATATTTTTTTAAATCTTCTTTTATTCTTTCAACTATGTAATCATTCTTTATTTTAGCTCCTGGAATAACAGTAATATACCCTTGTTTGGACCAACTATCATAAGGTACTTTATCTGTTTTCATCTTAGCTTCTAACGTTTCTTCTGGTATAAAACAATGATTCATAATTAATATTTCATTATCCCCTAAATCAATTTCATATGTTATTGATGTTAAATCTATCTTATCTGATTTATCTAATCCAATAACACATTTTAAACCTTCTATATTAGGAATTTCATCAATTTCGCATTTACTCCATTTATCCATATCCATGTAAGGATCATTAATCTTTTGATTTATCCATCTATTACATTGTTTTGTAAGATATTCTATTCTTTTATCAGCTCTTTCCTTAGCTGTATTAAGCTTTTCTTGTAAACTTTCTAGTCCAGTCTTATAAGTACTGACTACTGGGTTAGCTTTACATAAATTTATAAAGTCAAATGGATCATCTTTATCATCTATTTCTGCTATAACTACAAAATACCTATCGTCATTGATAGGCACATTAGGATTTATTATTTTACTACAATAATCATATTCTTCTTTACAAGGACAGAATATCTTTCTTCCTGCCGTTGTTATTATGGCAATTAATGGATTATATCTAGCTCCCATACCTGATTCCATTACATCTACAGCTTCACTTGTATCAAATAAATGGTACTCATCTATAACCGCTAATTGTGGGTTGTATGAATCTCCTTTTTTAAGGTCATCTTTAGTAAATAATGACATTGTACTATTACTTTTCTTATGGAATATCTCATTAGTAGATTCTCTAATATGAAATTTCCTTTTAATTATCCTATGACCATTAATCATATTAATAGCTTCTTTAAATACGGCCTTTGCTTGTTTTGATACTGGAGCAAGGCAATATACTTCACTACCTAAAACACCATAAGGAGCTAGTTCATAAGTTGTTATACCTGCAAGTGTTTGAGACTTAGCATTTTTACGACCAACTTGCTCATACATTCTTTTAAATCTTCTATAACCAGTATTTATATTTATCCATCCATAAACATTAGCTAGTATAAATTTAATAAATATATGCGCTTGTATTCTTGTGCCTGCTAACTCACCTTTTGAGTGTTTAAACTCTTCTATCCAGTCTATTGCCCTTTGTGCTTCTAATTCATCAAATATATATGGAAATTCTTCTAAATTTTTATTAGATTTATCTAAATCATTTAAAAATCTCTCACAGGTCCATTTATGCTTCTTACATGCTATTATTCTTCCATCTAATATTCTATTACAGTATTCTATTAAATCTTCTTTTATAGAATTTCCTTTAAATGTGTTTGAATAATAAATATGTTCTTCTATCTTACTATTAAATAACATTATAAATTACCGTACTTAGAGTTAAATTCCATTTCTTCAGTATCAACTGGCTCTGTATTTATATCTATAATTTTTTGTCTACTCTGCGGATCTAATCCATACCTAGTTCCTAATTTAGAAAAAACTTCACTAGCTTCTTTCTGAATTTGAAGATGAACACTTTTAACTTCTTTAGTTGTACCATTTCTTTGTTCTTCTATTACTGTAGTCCCACTAGCTTGTAGGTTTAATTGTGCTTCAATATATTTATCCATTTCATTAGCTACTATACTAAGTCCAAATACATCTATATTAGCTAATATCGATGTACCTTCTAAACATTTCTTTATATCATTAAATATTTTTTTACCTCTATTATTTAGCCATGGTTGAGGTTTTATTTTATCACTCGGTATTTCTGATAATAATTCTTCTTGCTTATATCTAATTTCCTTTTCTTCTTTTGTAAGATTTTTTTTAAGCGTATCTACCTTTTGTCTAGGTCTACCTGCCATTTTCTCAACTCCTTATTGATAATACTTATCAAATGAAATACAAATAAACCAATTTACTTGAATTTCGGGAAAAAAATTTATACAAGACCCCACTCATGCTTCTCGTTCTCCCATTATTTTTTTAAGGATAGGGGGGCTTATTTAATTTTATATTTTTTAAATTTATCATCAGCTATCTTATGACAACTCCTGCATAATGTAACTAGATTGCTTAATTCTAATCCTAAACTGTAGTCATGCTTCAATGGTACAATGTGATGAACCTCTAAGTTAGTATGATTAATTATACCTTTGGCTAAACAATGTTGACACATATAGTTATCTCTTGTTAATGCTGCTATCTTAGCTCCATACTTAGGATCTTTCCACGCTTTGCTATTATAGAATTTAGTTTCCTTTGAGTTCCTCCTGTATGAATTATAATTACTTAATCTATAACTCTCTGCTTCTTTTTTTAGCTTCTGTCCAAACTCTTTATGTTCTTCACAATAACCATTGTTTATTCCTTTTTCAATAAGCTTCTTACATCCTATCTTCTTACAAATTACCTTCGGCATTTAACATCATCTCACTTTAATTTATTAAGTTTTCGACACAACTTGAATTTAACATTAGATATATTGTGTATAATTCAGACAACTTCTATATCTTAGTAATACTCCTATTCTTATTCATTCTCAATTAGCAGTTTAATCAACCTAATTTGAGTTAAACTCACTTGCCTTTTTAAATACTTTTAACTATAAGAAACTCATTTCTGCTGTAGATTTATCTAGTTCATCTTGCATTACTCCGATATATCTTAATGTAATTCTTGGTGTTGCATGATTAAATATTTCCATCAAATAAACAACATCATTATTTTGTTTATAGTGTGTATATCCAAATGTCTTTCTAAGAGTATGGCAAGATATATGTATCCCAAACACATCTCCAGTATCTAATAATATTTGATATGCTCTAGTTCTAGTTATAGGATTATTCCCACCTTCTCTAGACTGAAATAAATACTCATAATGTTGTTTGCCTTTACAATATTCTTTTAACTCCATTTTCAATTCTTTATTTATAAGAATTTTTCTCGATTTCTTTGTTTTCTTTTCTGTTAAAGTAATATGAGTTTTATCTTTAATATCTCTAATTCTTAATCTTAACAAGTCACTAATTCTAAGACCAGTGTGTATACCTAATAAAAACAACATATAATCTCTATCATTTTTATTTTTAAGATATATAAGTATATTTCTTATTACTTTCTTACTTCTAATAGGCTCTGTATAATTCATTAATCACAGCCCCTCTTATTTTTTCTATTTCTATACTTACATTTTTTCTTACTTTCTTGTAAGTGTTCAAAATTTGGTTTCTTAATCATTTCTCTATCATATTCTCTTAATTTTTTATCTTCTAAGTCATGTATCATCTTAACAACTTCATCTGCATCTTTCCAAACTTTAGCCATATCTATCACCCTTATTTAAAATAAAAAAAATACTCACACATGATATAAATGTGTGAGCTTGCTGATTTGTTGAAATAAAAATACATCAAATAGTAACCTAAAGATAATAACGTAATTTTTAAGACACTTGTAAGCCCTATTACTAAAAGGCTCCCTCCTATCTTACCAATTAAACAATTTATTATTTTAGTTTATAGTCTGCTTTACCTTAACAGACTTAGTTCTCTTTTTTCGTTAAGTTTTATTAATTTGTGCAAGTTGCAGGAGTTGCACCTGCTATTACTACCACTTGCATATTGCCAGGCGAAAAGGGGTCTCGCCTGGTTTTGGGAGTAAATAAAATTAGGGAAATTTGAGATTATATATATATCTATATTAGTATTATGTCATATATATCTCCCTAATAAATCTCAAAAATGTCTCAAAAATGTCTCATTTTAGCATTTTGCATTTAATAATGGCATATTTTCTGTAATTATACTAGGATATAACATCGACATAATCTTATATACTATCTTTTCTCTCATTCTGTAACAGTGACTTCTGTCTATATGCATCTTCATGCTTATATAATTCATATTATTTTTATTCATAGTGTTATAGAATAAATTAAAAAAGTCTGTTTCTATAATATCTAAGCAAGTTAAAGCATTTTCTATTTTCTTTTTTTCTATCTCTTTTTCTAACTTAGTTTGCATTAATTTACCTACCTTTTTTTCTTTAGCTATAACTTCATTTTCAACAGATCTATTTATATTATAAGTTACACCACTACGTTCATCATAACTTATAGCTCCACAGCCTCTGTAATCATTTTTTTCTCTTTCTATATCCAACTCTAAACTATTTATTTGTATTTCTAAATATTTATAGTTATGAAGTCTAGCTTCTGTTTCCCTAAATAATTTCTTTTTATCTATAGTCATTGTAATTCCCCCTCGAAAAATAATTTTAAAATAACATACTTTGCTCTAATAATTCACCCTTCATATTCTATCTCTCAAGTAACTCAAAACGATATTCTTGTGTCGCATCTGGATATTTCTCTTTATCTACCTTATCAATAAACATACTAAGCGGTCTTACATATACTTTGCTTTTTAATGCTCCTAAACCACTTTTGCTTTCTAGATCTACTTTGCTATAAACTACCATAAGTTCACCTGTCTCAGTATGCTCTGCTATATGTCTTATGTAATTAGTACTTCCTTTGAAATGTCTATATATTCTTCCTACTTCTATTTCTCTCATACTCATTCTCCTCCTATTACTCATTCTTTTCATTTAGAACACTTTGTATTTCTTTTATTTTTTTAGTTCTTCTTTCTATGCAGCACTCTTTTGGTATTTGTTGCATGATCTTTTCTTGTCTATCTATTAAGTAATGTAAATCTCTATTACTTAGAGTTCTAAGCCATTCTTTATAATCCATACTGTACTCCTAAAAATTATTGTTTTAAGCTCTTAGTTATAAATCTAATCATCTTATTGTAATATTTCTTTTTAGTTCTTTTTTTCTTAGTTCTGTTATATATTGTCATTAACTTTCTAAATTCTTTATTATTAGAATAAATTTTAAACAATGCTTTCTTTGCACCATCCCATATTTGAGTAAATATCTTCTTAATATTTCCAAATGCAATTTTTATATCTTTAAAAATTCCACTTGCTTTAAAATTATCAAGTTTTGTATATATTCCATCATTAAGATCATCTTTTGATTTTTTTAACTCTAACTTTTTTATTCCATCCACTTGAACTCCATTTATATGAAAAGTTCCTTCCTGTACTGACATTTCCATATTAAAACCTCCCTTCGTCAAATAAAGTCTCCCTTTTATTATCTGATTTCTCTTAAAAACTTTATTTTAACGACTTATTTATATGAATCTTTGTACATTTTCTTATATTTAAGAACATCTTGAATTGTCTTATCAGTATTATCACATCGTTTACTTCTAAATATTTTTATATATTCATTTCTTGCTTGTCTATAATAGTTTCTATCTTGTCCATTCGATATATCTAAATTATCAAATATAGCTAACTTACTTGCTACCTTTTGAAACTTATTCATAACTTTCTCCTCTGCTCCCGACATAAATGTCGATACCAAACTTCCTATAAAAGTTTTATTTTAATTAGAATTTACACTCATCAAAATACTCTATGCTATACATATCAGTATGACCTTCATACACTTCTATCGTAATCATATCGTAAGAATCAACTTCTAATACTTTATATTTATGTCCTTCTTTTAATCCAAATTCATTTGTATTGGCAACCACATAATCACCTTCACCAACTTCTACATTTTCTAAACAACTATCATACATATTTAATATTGCCTTCATAACTTTCATTTCTCCTTAAAAATTTTATTTTTCATACCTTATTCACTTAAATATAAAAGTGTATTTATAATACTCAAAAAGCCATTTAAAACTAAAATATTCATATTATTATAATTAATTAACATTGCAAATACGCATATCACTATTGCAATTAAATTTATTGACTTCATAATCTCACCTAACTTTTCTTAAATAGTTCTATATTTATTTCCTTCCAAGCAATGAAATAAAAAATACTACTAATAATATTAATTGTAGATTTTCCACATTATCACTTCCTTTAAAATTTTGATTTTAATATTCTAAAACTCCTCTTTTAACTGTATACCTTATCTTTATCTATAACCAATAATCTTAACGCTAGTACACTTTCATGTGAGTTGTAATCTTCGCCTTTATTACAGAATATAATCGTATAATCTATTTCTGTAATATACATACATGCAAATCTTTCAAATGCTTTATCTTTATTTACAAAGTGTGATTTATCTTCACCTTCAATTTTTATACTATAATTCTCAAAGTTTGATATCCTTAAAAGCTCTTTTACTTGCATAATAACCCTCCTATAAATTTCTAAGCCAACAACCGCATTTATTATCTATAACTTGCTGTCTACAATAGAAACATAATACTTTTCTTGTCCACCACTTATTTTTAATCTTCATACTAAAACCCATCTTTTATTTTGCACTAAAAAAGAGTGATATAAAAATTTATCACTCGGTTTAAACTCTAATATATTTATTTTATTTTTTCTATTATTATCTTGTCATTATCTAATATTAATTTAACTTCTCTGCTTTCTTCTGTTATATCAAGTTGTTTTATCCAGGATGTTGGAATTGTAACTCTATTAGTGATTGCAGTCCCTTTTGCAGTTCCTCCGCTTCTATTAAATGATACTTTAGCTTGTCTTTCTTCCATATTAATATTCCTTTCTAGGTGTTTTCATTTTTATTTTTACTTCTTCCCAATATTCTTCATATTTTTCCTCTCCTTCAATATATGAAAATAAATCAATTATTTCAGATGGAGAGGAATAATATAACACTCTTGTAGTTTTGTTAGCCGCTTTTTGAGTTGTTTTTAATGAAATCGAAGGTATTTCTTTATTAATTATATGGTTTATAGAGTCTATTAATTGGAAATTCCCATAGATTCTTAACCTTAATGCTTTATATTTATTTTTTCTATTATTGCTATATCTAGTAGAGTAATCTAAGCTAGAATGTAATTCTATGTATGCTCTCAAAAAATCTTTATAACACTTTAAACTTGGAACATCCCGAATATATGCATTTCTATCTGTCCAGTTATTAATTATAAAACTTTCTATATCTATTAGTTGAGATTTTAGAACGTATTGATCTTTATCCTTTGCATATTGTAAATAAACAGTATTATTTAAAGTTTTATTTATAATATCTAAAAAATATTTATTTTTACATCTAAAAGTAGTTCTATCATCAGAAAATGAAGCTATTCCCCAGAATATCCCTAATTGATATTCTGAGAAATTATCAAAGCTTATTCTATCTTTCCTCATAATTAATCCTCTATGAAAATTTCTAGCATTCCATCATTATAATCCCATGCTTCTATTCTTCCTTTTTCTTGTATAGTTTCTTCATGTCTATTTAATTCATCTGTTATATCTAGATCACTAATTCCTTCTAATCCATATTCTTCAACCATTTCATCAAATGATGTACTTGTTTCTATTATAAATTTTTTCATTCTCAATACCATCCTTTTATTTTAATTTGATAACTTTCTTAACTTGTTATCTTAATTATATTATAGCATAATTCGTAACGAATTAAACACTTTTTTATGAAAAAGTTAAAAAAGTTTTCGACAAAATATCTTAATAAAATAAATATATTAGAGTTTAAACTTTGAGTAATAAATTCTATATTCACTTTTCAATGTGCATTTTTGTATTACTAAATATGTTTTTTATTTTCCTATACGCTCTGGTAATACTCCTGTTTTCAAGTAATGATCTAACTCTTTCTTATTTAATTTATAATTTTTAACTTCATTTGAGTTTTCATCCTTATAATCATATTTTAAGCTAATATCATGTCCCCAATCTGAGAGTAATTGATTAGAACCTTGTTTTATAAAATCATCTTTAAGCTTCATTTTCTCCATCCTACTTTTTATATTTTCTAGCTGCAATAGCTAGAGCATCTAATGCTCCAACTAATGCAACAATATTTATTACTAATATTATTAAGATTTTCATTACTACTCCTTGCTATATGCTAATTTTCTCATCATATAGTCTTCTATTTTACGTTCACACTTTTCTTTTATTCTGGTCTTCTTAGTTCTACTTTTGATATTTTCATATCTCTTTATCTTATTATCAGCTTCAAGCGTTATTAAAGTTCTTACAACAACTATTTCTCTATTTTTATCCTCTAGCTCATTATTTAGGCAGCAATTATCTATTAGTAACTTGCTTATTTGTTCTGCCTTACAATTTAATTTATATGTAGTTTCATTCAATTTCTTTGTTTTAAGTTCACCCTCAGATTCTAAATGCTTTATTCTTTTCTTTAAGTTTTCTATCTCATTATTTTTTTCTTCGACAACTCTATCATGTCTCTTCTTAGGTACAACAAACATAATTACAACCTCCTATATTTCATCTACTATTGAATCAAATGTTTTATGATAGATTATTTTTTCATTAGTTTTTTTATTGTAAAATACCGTAAATTCCGAAGTGTTTCTCTCTACTAGGTAGTCTTTACTATCAACGCCTAATCTATTTTCTAAAAACTCTTTCTGATTTCTAGTTAGTTTCTTTAATCTCTTCATTTGCTTTACTCCCAACTTATAAATAATTTCTTGTCTATTCCTGATTCATAATCAAACAATTCAGAATCAGATATAGATGTTGTAATGCCCATTTTTGCAAGTTCTTCGGTTATGCCGTTTAATATTTCATCATCTACATCTTTAAAATGAACTTCTGTTGAATATCTGCCGTCTAATATAGCTATATTTATTGAGTTTCTGACTTTATTTATAATATTTATTTTTCTATTTTGTTCAGTTTTTTTCTTTATTTTATCTCTGTATGAAACCTCACTATCTTCATCTTCATGAAAATAAGGTAGTAACGGTGTTATTTCTAATGATTCTTTTAATAGTTCTATTGGACTTGTATTTTCATTTTTAGTAACTAATTTATTTAATGTTTCATCTATTTCATCATTACTCTTACACAACATACCTTTAATTGTTTTTAATATATCTCTACTCATACTAATCCTCCTTATATTTATCATTTTTATTTTTCTGTCTTTGATCATATTCTCTTACAGCTAGTATATATATGTCATAACATTTAGTTGAATTTGGAATCTCATGTTTTTCTATTCCCATATCTTTGGCTATTTTTTGTGCTATCTTTATAATCTCATCCTTACCTTTAATTATTGACACCTATACCACCTCAATATGTTCTATATTTCTTAGTATCAAGTCATATGATCCTTTATCATTTTCTTTTATTATGAATTTCGAATTATCTCTAATATGTTCTAACTTGGCTGATATTTTAATCCCTGTATTTGTTTTTAAATACCTATCTTTTAGCATCTTTTCTGCTACTTTTTTATCTATATTAAAACTAGATAAATTATTTTGTTCCATGCTATTTATAAACTCTGTTTTAAGTTCTTTATCTTCAAACTTAAATATTCTATCTGCTAATTCTCTTATATCTATAACTGAATTATTTAATAAAACATGTTCAAGAACTTCTATTGCTCTATCACTTTTTATTATGTCTCTTACATAACCACTCTTAATCCATGCATTAGATAACCATACTTTAGCTGATGCTATAAATATTCTAGTTTTATATGTATCATCTTCTATCTTGTATGCTTCTAAAAACTCATTTATAAACTTAGAACTAATACGTTCTTTCTCCGAATCCTTATCTAATATTTCTAAGTCATACTCGCTATTTAAGCTGCTAATGCCTACTAATGCACATTGCTTAGGTTTTTTAGTATCTGATATTACTTCTTCATTTAATTTTATCTGTATATTAAACTTATCATTTTTAAACTCTATGGAATGATTATAAGATGCTTTATAGTCTAATTTTATTATTGCTACTCTTCTTTGGTCTTTAATTGTATATAAACATATAACCAAATCACATGAATCCATATCTGAATTTATTTTTATTAAGTCAAATAAATATGATGCTATTTCTTTTGAGTTTTCTATAAATGTATTTTCATTATGTATTATAGATTCACAACATTCTCTAACTGTATTTTCTTTTTTATAATCAAATTTAGCTCTTCTTAATAAATCATCTTTGCTTACTTTCTTTATAATGCTTTGTAAAAACTTATCTATCTGAGGATTTATATTACCCTCAAAATCATTTAATATTGGTTCGTCTGATTCTTTCGATAACACGTGAGTTATATATCTATGAATTATCATTTCAATCTCCCTTTTTCTATGCACTTGTCACATATAATTTCATTTTTTATTTTTTCTAGTTTTATTGCTTTATTTTTATCAACTAGTACATTTTGCTTATCATCACAACATTTACACGATAATGTAAATATCACTCTAGTTTCCTCCATATTCAATCTCCTACTTGCACATTATGTAAGATACAGCTAAATAAGTTAATATATAGATACTCATAAACCTTATAAATGTGTTCATATTTTAACCTCCTATTCAACAAATGAAAATTGTCCATTTATAGCTTCTATTTCTATTCTAAGATTGGTTGAAGGACTCCATTTGATTAAATACTCTCTAGCATTCTCATATTCTTTTCTAGCTGTATTCTTGTAACTATTTACTCCAAAGTATCTTTTATAATCTCTCCATAATTCTGAAAACAACTTTTTACTTACCCTTTTATATGCTTGTGATGTTTTCCATCCAAGGAGATCTACTGCTCTGCTCCTTGCTAATTGATTTAAGTTTTCTTGTTGTTCATAGTCTATAGTCATGTGATTATATAAATAATCAACTTTTACTTCCATTTGTTGTTGTTTTTTATCTATTGCAAATATAGCTTGTAGTTCTTTTGATAATCCTTTTACTTCGTATACACCTGTTTGTCTTATACTTGGAAGTACTTCATCTGTTACCCAGTCTTGAAATCTTTCAGCTTCTTCTTTTCTAGATTTAAATATCAGTTTGTATACTCCACTTTCAGTTAAAAAATTTTCTCCTGCATTGTTTAATTTTCGGATGTCGGTATTAGCTATATCTAAATTTCTTAGCTTGATTTTTTGCTTTTCATTAAAATTAGCTATTGCATCATTTATATTTTTTATATCTAAGCATTCTGCTACATGTTTAGGATTAAATAAGATATTACCGTTAAATTCAAGTACCTCGACTCTCTTATTTTCAAATATCATTAATTTATTCATTTAAGATTCCACACTTTCTTTTTATATAACTTCTTTTAATCTTGTATACTGTTCCACGTAAACCAATTCATCTACACATTTATTGATTGTCATAAATGCGCTTGTATTCATATATTTAAGAGCATATTTATCTAGTAGCTCCTTCATATCATCAAGTATTCTTTGATTAGCTTCTAACTCTAATCCTTCTCCCCTTATCTCCATTTTTAATTATCCCCCTCAATCTATTCTCCGCATTGTAGCGTATATGTAAGGCATCCCATTATATGTATTGATGTATACTTCAGATTTCACAAATATATATCCAGGATTAGCTTTTTCCATTTCAAATTTTATTAAGTTCTGATTATCTTTCATTTCTTTTACTTTCTTTTTACTGAATTTTGATAAGTTTCTTGTAATATCAGGGTCTTTTAGATTTTTACTACAGCACCATCGTTTTTTACCCTTAGGGTCTTTTGATAAGTAATTACCTAATCCTGTAAAATGCATATCATCAGGATCTAGATAATCCATCTTACCTCTACTCCCAAATTTCCACGCCTTCTTTACTACTGTTATAGGTAATACTGCATTCATAACTAAATGATGATGGCATTCTATTTTTTTATCTTCTGAATACTCTGTAACAAACATATACTTTATTTTCTTTAATTTACTCTTAGTAACTCCATTTTTTAGTTGTTCTTTTTCATATTTCCTATTCAAAGTCTGTATAAAGTTTCGCATATGCTTTCTGGCTTCTTTATGATCTTTAGGTCTTAGTTCTTTAAAATAATTTAAAGTTAAGAAATAATCATCTTTATTAAAATTAGCATTTAGTTTCCTAATAAATTTCTTTCTAGCATTTTTATCATTTAGATTTTTTCGAGCTTCTTTGGTTTCTTTTCGTCTCCACTCATCAGGCATTTCCTTTTTTAAATAAAGCGGAAATACTTCTACTTCTCGTATTGGACCTGATGTTATTGTTTTTGTATCGAATATACACCCTGTTCTAACATCAACTATATTATCTAATTCAGTTTCACATTGAACTTCTTCACTTAATCTTGTATGTAATCTTTCATAATCACTTTCTATATATCTTTTTCTTAATTTACTTCTCATAACAGGTCCCCAAATTCCATATTACTTTGTTTATACTCACTATTTTATGAGTTAAATGTTATCACCTATTGCAAGTCCTATAAAAGCCTGCTCGACTTTTAAAAAACTAGCTTTCATTCAATTTTTACAAGTGTGTGATTTTATATTTTTACACACTTATTTCAGTTTCATATTGAACATATTTTTTTACTATTTCTCTTTCATTTTTTATCTTTTCTAAAGATTGAACAGCTAGACAATGATTCATTGCTTCTTCTACTAAATATAATTTATTGACATCTAATTGTTTTAACTTTGGTATTATGTTCATTATTATATTTTCAGTCATTTAATACACCCCTTTGCCATTTTTCAACTTCTACACTTTCATAATATACCACTTTGCAACATTATGCAACATTTTTATTTTATTTTATTTGCAAAAATGTTGCATTGTAACTTTTTTTATTTTAATATATATATGTATTCAACTTATAAGGAGGTGTCATTTTGAGTATAGGAAAAAGAATATCTGAGATTCGAAAATCAGAAGGACTCTCTCAAGAAGACTTTGGAAAAAGAATAGGATTGTCTAGAAGTATAATTGGATGTTATGAAAAAGATATTAGAAATGTAAGTGATAGAACTATTAGAGATATTTGTTTTAACTTTAATGTCAATGAGAATTGGCTTAGGCATGGAACAGGTGAGAAAAATACTATCCCAAAAGAAATAAACGATTTAACAAAGGCATTAGCTGAAATATCTTTATCTGATAATGCTCAGTTGCATAGTATAACTTCCAAATTAGTATCATTAGATGAAAAATATTTAAATTTAATAGAAAATCTTATTGATGCTCTAATAGAAAAAAAATAAGAGACAGTATAATTTACTGTCTCTTATTTTTTATATTATTTATATACCCTAACACTAAAGTCAATATTTTTACATTATTTATATCATCTAAAAGTTTTATTATATTTTCCCTTAATTCTTGAGCTCCCATTCGATTCCTCCAAATATAAATATTTCTAAATGTTTAATGCCCGTAAACTTCCCTAAATATTTATACGTATTTTTCTAATTAAATCAATTTTAATTATTTTAATATGTAAATTATTTGTATTTTTATTTTACCATATATTAGGACTAATTACAAACATCAGTTCCAAACATATGTACGGTCAATTTTTTTATTTTAACTGCTAAATCACTTATATTTAATATAATACATTATTCACCTCTGTTTTTTATATTTGAGCGCTCATACATTCTTTAATAATATTTTATCATATTTTTATCAATAAAAATGTGAATACCAATCACATTTCCGACACGATATTTCAAATTTATCTATATTCTGATAACATATAGTTTAAATAGAGGTGTTTTTATTGATAAGGAATTTGAGAAAGAAAAAAGGTTTGACTCAATCACAACTAGCAGAATTAATTTTATGTGATAGAAGTTACATATCCAAAATTGAGAACAATCCTTCACAGTTAAATTTAAGTTTTGATATTATTTATTATATCGCAAAAGCATTAGATGCCGATTATCTTGAATTAATTAATTATTTCGCAAAACGTAGAATGGAATATTTTTCTAAATAATGGTATTATTTTAGTGATATTATTTATTGGGGGATATATTCTATGAGTACAAAATGGAAAGAGATTTTAACAAAAGATCAATTTGAAATATTAGATAGTTATGACAATCCAAGAATAGATGACATTATAGATTTAGTGAATAGATTAAATTTAGATATTAAAACTATAGCTAGCTTTTATAAAGATAAGCTTGAGAATTCAAAATTGAAAAAGTAACAAAAAGCATCAATTTTTATTGATGCTTTTTTGTTTTTATGATTATTATAATTAGTTGATTTGATGCACTTGTTTAATAAAATAGGTGCATTTTTTATTTTTATTAACAATTTTATCAACACAATAAAGTTAGTCATTTCAACGCTTTAAATCACTTATTAACATTATTAACATAAAGCATCATGTGAATAAGTTTATAATTTCACCACCTAGTGAAATTATTTCACTACCACATAGTGAAATTATTTCATCACCTAGTGAAATTATTTCACCCAAATAAGACCTACTTAACAAGACCTATTTTTTTAATAATATCTACTTATCTAACAAAGATATCTTGATGTTCAATAAAAAAATAAAAATTTTAAAATAAATATTGATTAGTAGCTACTAATTATGTTATATTATTTTTATAGTAGCTACTAATCAAAAAAAGAGGTGTACATATGGCATTAGATAAATTTGTAAGAATAAAAGTATCTGAAGAACAAAGAGATAGATATTATAAGTTAGCTAAGATAGAATATGATGGAAATTTTAGTGGAATGGTTAAGGATCTATTAGATAAATATGAAAATGAATTGAAAAAGAAAGGAGTAAACATAGATGAATATTAAAGTTCAAGAAGGCAGAAAATTTAATTTTACAATAGTTGACAATGAAATAATAGATAATATAGATAGATTCACTAAAAGTGAAGTATTAGCATATATGGTTCTTGCTAGATATGCTAATAGTGATGATAGTTGTTTCCCAAGCTATAGTACTATAGCTGCTAAAATGAGATGCAGTAAAAGAACCGCTATTGATGCAATAGATTCTCTTGAGATAAAAGGAGTTATAAAAAAACAAACTAGAAAAAATGAAAACAATAGAGAAAATAATACAAATATTTATAAAATAATGGGGATACAATCAGTAAAAGAAGTTGCAGAAAATATAGCTAATAAGAGAAAAGAAAAAAGTAGAAGGGCAAAACAAATAAAAGAACTAAACGAGCATCCAAATGTAAAACTTATGAAAGAAATGGCACCGCATATAAGAATGGGTAGGATGCAAAAGATAGAATTAATAGACTTAGATTATGAAACTTTACAGAATGCATTAGATAGATCATTGGTTCATGGTGCAAATACATTGAATTATATATTAATGGCATACAATACAATTTTAGAAGAAATAAAAGAAAATAAAAATAATGAATATGATGTTCCAGGGGAAGATCCTGTTGTAAAAGATTTTACTCCTAACTTTGAATTTAAAAGAACTGAAATGCATGAGGTAGCATATATAAACTACATGGAAAAAGGATTTGATTCATTGACACAAGAAGAAGTTAGACTTTTAATCGAGTTAGAAGAAGCTGGTATTGTAGATTTAAGCGAGATTGGAGCATAGAAAAATGAATTATATTATAAAAATAAAAAACACCTTCAAAAGTTCGCCACAAACAATTGAAAGTGTTAAATATATTATTTATTCAAATTAACTATTTAATATTATATCAAATTTTAAAAATAAATTCAATATAATATATATACTATCAATAAAACATATCAATAAAAGCGTTATTTTTGGCTTGTAAGAGGTTTTAAAACATTATTCGATAAAATACTCTATAATAATTAGAAGTGCATTTTAAAGAGCAAAATAACACTTAAATAGTTTCTTAAGGTATTTTATATCAATATATGATTAATACAATAAAATGGTATTTTAAAATATATACCTAGTAGGTTTAAAGCATTAACCTTACAGGAATTAATATAAAATAAAAAGGTGCTCAATAAAGAGCAACCTTTTTATCTAGAAATTATTATCTTGTAAGTAAATATTCATTTCATATTCATCAGTAAAATTAGTACATTTAATTGCATTTACCCAAATACCATGATCTTCTTCTGATGTATCTTTGGCATCTAAAATATCATAGTAGTTAGAATAAAACCATGTACTATTTGTATTATCAGTATCATATGTAAATGTCTTTGAACCTAATTTATTATCTCTAAAAACTAAATCTAATTTATTATTTTTATCGGAGATAGATACTTCTCTTTTTCTATACCCTGCTTCAGCATCAAATTCCCCAGGATCATTAATTTCAATATCAGAGTTATTTAATATAGATAAAGCGTCATTATAAGATACTCCTTTTTCTAATTCAAAGTATTTTGTGATTAAAAACTCTCTTTCTTTTTTTTCATTGATAGGATTACTTGTAGTATCCTCTAGCGATTGTTCATTTTGATTATTTTTTGATGAACAAGCAACTGTAGATATTAATAATAACCCTAATAATATCATTATTTTTATTTTTCTCATTATATATCACCTCAAGAACTAGATTAACATATAGTACTTTGAAAAATTTGTAGAAAAATGATAAAGTATAAAAAATATTTAAAAACCATCAGTTAATATATTGTTAATATATCAACTTAATCATTGTGCGATAAATTTAAAATTAATAACAAATCAACAATATATTAACGAAAAAATAATGCAATAATTAATATATTGTTGACATCTTAACTATAATATAGTACAATAAATTTAGAGTTAATAACAACTCAACAATATATTAACGGATGGTGTATAGAATGGAAAATATTCAAAAAATCGGATTTGATTTTGGTAGAGGATATGTAAAAGCATATTCAGAAGTAGACAATATTGAGCATGTTTCAGTATTTAAATCAGTATTTGGAGAAGGTAGAGATATAGATTTATCTGAATATATGGACAAAGAAAATGAAAAACCTATTTATATAGAATATAACAAGGAGAATTATTTCATTGGATTGTTAGCTGAGAAGGAATCACAAGTACCTGTAAGAAACTCAAGAGATAGTAAAACAAGTCATACTGTAGAAGTATTATTTGCAGCAGCACTTAGTGAAGTAGCTGTAAAAGATAAAGTTGATGTTATGTTAGGTGTACCTTATAAAAACTATCGTAAATCAGTGTTAAAAGATGTTATAGAAAAATATAAAGGCAAAACAATAAAAGTTAAAAATAAAATAAATGGATCAACTAAAGAAGTTTATATAAATAATATTTCTATACTTAGAGAAGGTGATGCTGCATTAATACATGCTATAGGCGGCAAAATTAATGAAGATAAACCAGTTGGATTAGTTTCAGTTGGATTTAGAACTACAGAACTTTCATATTTTGACAAAGGATTTATATTCAATGATAAAATGTCAAATACAATTGAGTTTGGTAATAGAACTTTATTAACTACTGTTCAAGATGCATTAAGAGATAATAATATAATGAAAGATGTAAATGAAATAGATACATCTAATGATTACGATTATTTAAAAGCAAAGTCCTATTCTTTAGGATCTGAAAACTTAGCTCAAAGAATAGAGGATATTTGGATAAATAAATCAGAAATGGATTTATATGTAGCAGGAGGAACGTCTATAAACTTAGAATTTGATGAAGAATTTATAAGAGTTAAAGATGCTCAATTAGCTACAGCCAAAGGATTATTTGAAGTTGCAAAAAGAAAATTCTAGGAGGTAGAAAATTTGGCTAAGAAATCAAGTACAATACATGTAGAAGAGTTTGTATGGAAAGAGATAGAGAACATACAAAAAAATCAAAACATAACAAGTCGTAATACAGCTATTGAATATTTAGTAGCTGAATATAGAGGATTAAAAAAACAAGCAGGTAAATTAGAACCTATTGTTGATGATAATAAAGGGTGTGTTGAAAAACAAGTTGAAAAAACAATAGATCCATTAGCTAAAAAATTAAATATAATGGAAGATGATATGCCAGATTAGATAAATAAAAAAGTCAGTAGATGCTACTCTACTGACTAAAGACAATATAATTACATAAAAAGAACACATCCAAGATGGATATGCCCTATTACCTCGCAAGTAATAGTATATACCACTTGTATGTGAAATTCAAGGAGGATATACAAATGAACGAATTATTAAATGGATTAATTAAGTTAGAAAAGGAGCATGGAATGCTTGGAACAATAATAGGGATATTAATATTAGTAATTGTTACTATAGCAGCTATAGGAATAATATGTGCTACAACTGTAGCATGGTTAAAGATTACAAACTTTATATTACAATATTTCTTTGGATATACTTTGTAGTGAGGTATGGTACATATGGAACAGTTATATTTTGAGGAAGTCTTAGATAACTTATTTATATCTAAAACTTGCAAAGAGTGTAAAAATGAGTGCAAAGTGTTAAGTTTATCGAAAGATGCAGTTATATATTGTAAGAAATTTAAAAAAGGAGTTTAATAATATGTACAAAATAAGTGATATAGTTGGACAAGTATTAGTTGTAGTATGTCTTGAAGATAAATGTAAAAAAGAATACTATAGCAAATGGTTTTTTGAACTTTATGAACTAGAAAATTTATTTGAATTAGAATTTAAAAATAAACCAAGTAAAGAAGAACTTGAAAAGATTATAAAAGAATATGCTATAGATCATGCAGAAATGATAATTAATAATTATAGTGTAAATAGTATGAATATGATAGTTGAAGATGATGAAGATGATGATATAGATTATAGAGAACTAGAGTTAGTTTGGAAATGTGTAGACAAAGACTTACTTGGTTTAATATATTTTGATTATGAAAATATAGAATATATTTGTATTTAAATTATTAAATCTATAAAGGAGTAATGAACATGAAAGTAAATACTGTAGAACAATTTAAGGTTTTAGAATTCATTAAAGAAAATTTCGAGATAGAATATATTAAGTTAGAATTAATTGATAGAAATTCTATAAAGGTTATAGATGCAAAAGGTGAAAGTTGCATATTCTATTTAGAAAATAACGAAATAAAATGGACTTAGACTAGGTTTATCCTAGTCTTTTTAAGTATATTCCTAGTAGGGAAAATACTTTAGTATATAAAGAAGTGTAGCTACATCATATAGCTACACTTCTTTATATTTATTAACTAACTCATTGAATAGCTTTTTGTCACGTTCAGCTATTTTAGCAAGTACTTCAACAAGTTGACTTACTGTAAGATCATACTGTATCGCTTTTACTTTAAGTGTCTTAACTAGATTGTCTTCTACACTTAGTGTAAGTTTACGCTTATTTGATTCACCCAAATTAATTCACCTACTTAATATATTTAAATTATATTGAGTAGTAATTCTATACGTATAGATAAACTCCTTCACAAACTTAATTTTTATGAGGTGAAATATGTGGCATAAAAGAAATAGTTTTATGTCTATTAGTATTTTCAATACTTTTACGGATTCGTGTCAGTTTTGGAACCTGACTCCACAGAAAATAACCACTTATCAACAGAACTAACATAGTTATCAACATAAAAAATGATTTTATCAACAAAAGTACCTCCTAATATGAGGAGGTACTTAATTACTTTAAAAATATGCTTTTTTTATTCTTTTTAATTTTTTTATTTCATTTTCTAAGCCTTCACAGTGACAATATATACATAACCCATTATTATTTAAATCATTAACTAATACTTCTCTGCCACACTCGATACATTCAACAATTTCATTTACTTCAGATGATCTAAGTCTTTTATGAATCCTAATACTGCATTTAGGACATAAGTTGTCACTAGTTAATTTATCTTTTGAAAAATAATTGCCACATTTTATACATTCTCTATTTTCTCCTGTAGCACATTTTTCACATATCCCATCTATCGAATTACTTTTATATACTTCAACTCCACATAAATCACATTCTATAATATTATCATTTTCACATAAATGGCAATATCCACCATGTTTTAGTAATTCACTATCAATGCCTTCTCGCCCACAGTTAATACATTGACCTATTAAGTGTTCTTCTTTTCCACATTCTTTACATAAAAATCTATAAGTACTTACAGTATTGGTCTCTAAACAACTTCTAAGCTTTTTACATTTTCTACAAAAGGTTGTAGTTACTAAACTTGAACGATTCATAATTAATCCCCCTAAATTATAATAATATGCTATAATTTAGATGATAATATTTCCTTGCCAGGGAATGCATTATCACCAAGAGATGTAGTAGTTGCACCTGCTATATCTCTTTTTATTTTACTACTAATATTATTATTTGTTATTTCTTCAACTACTGTATCATCTACATACAATACTTGTATTTCAGTTCCATGCTCATCACTATCAAATACCTTCATATGCCCTTTACCTCGAAGTAAATGTAAATCTCCATCTTCAACTATGATATCGGAACGTATACTGTCTTTACACTTACCACCAATCACAGTGTTAATATTATTCTTTGTTAAGTTTGGAACTGTATCTTTATTAGGTAACTGAGTTGTTAAGAGTAATAATATACCTGCTCCAGCTCCTTGTTGAGCTAATAATCTAAGTGATTCATGGAATTTATTATTACCTTCAAACGTTGACATCTCTTCAATTACAAGTAATCTTACTGGCATCTTATTAACCTTATTTCTATAATCCCATATTGTTTTTACTTTGTTTTTAGCAAATAAAATATATCTTCTTTGCATCTCTTCAATATTAGCAATTAATATATCTGTAGCTTCTGATTCTATCTCTGTATAATGCTTTGTATTCTTCACATTCTTAAATTCAACTAAATCAACTCTTTTAGGATTAATCAAGCTAAATTGTATATCAGCACAACTTTTTTGAGTTAATATAGTCATTATTAATCTTAATAAATTAGATTTCCCACAACGTGTTGACCCTGCAATATAGCAATTTGCATTTGCTCCATCTGCTAAATCCCAATATCGTATCTTATAATTATCTAAATCAATTCCTACCGGTATCTTATAACCTTTAGCTTTATGTCTCTCAAGATCATAATTTTCGTATGGTAATTTAATAAGTATCTTGATTTCTATTAGCTTGTTATTTCTAACTATGTTTATATTATCTACATTCATAAAATGCTTAATTGCTTCTGTATGCTTCTTAAAGTCATCAATCGATAGACCGACTGGCACTGTAAACTGATATACCTTAAAATAGTCATCATTTACTATGCCATATAATTTTGGAAACTCTTTCGACTTATTGCATATTCCAATTTCTTTAAATAATTTATCAAAATCGTGTGTATTTAATCCTAATGTATTTTTACTATTTCTAAATAGTATTTTACAGCTATCAACTAAACAATCAACTAATGTTTCAAATATATTCTCACTCATAATAGCAACCTCCTTTATATTATGTTTTTTATATTACTCATAGTAGTATCATCATATAAAACTTTAATACCACGTAACTCTATTCGTTGTAACATATCAGTAATAACTAAAACCCTTGGAATAGTTTCCCAATTAATATCATTATCTAGAATTATATTTTTAAAGTTTTTATATTTTAATACACAATCTTCAACTTTATTAGATAATTGAACTTCTAATACTAGATGTCTTGTTTTACCTTCTGGATCTTTATATTTTATATAAGCATCAGATATTACCGGACCTAAAACAAAGGACTTTTTAAACTCTAAAATTTCAAAATTATTTTTTAGCATATTTACAACTAATGATGTGATATATAAATCATGATTAATGATCCTTTTACTTGGCTTTTTATCAGAATAATATATAAATGTATTACCATCATATTTCATTCTGTTAATATACTCATCATCACTTAATTTTTTTAACCTCCTCATACATATGTTTTGGTGAACATCTGGAAAGAATAATTCTTTTATATGACTTTTATTACATATCTCCACCATATTAATAAAATTAATTATATTTTTATCTCTAGCTTGCATAATAATCAACCCCTTAATTAACCTGTTATATTACTATGTATATGCTTATATGCATAAATATGTGACTATTATTTTTAAAAATCAACTAGGTTGATTTAGAATATTACTAAGTTTAAAGTATGTAATTTAAAGAGTTTAAAATAGCAAATCGAGCGGATGCGAGATGTTGATATTTTAAGTATGCATGAATATTTAAAATAAATGTGGTAATACTTATTAGTAATAACGAAGGGACGGTGTATAATATGGGTTGGTTCGATGATAAAAAAGATGATGATAGAAGTCATCAAGATAACTGTAAATGGAGTGAAGTAGATCATCAAGAATGGGATAATAAAAATTACCAATATTGTAGATTCTGTGAAGGTAGCAGACCTTTTAAATATGATAGATGTATAGTTTGTCATAATAATTAGAGGCATTTTTATGAATTTAGGATATGGATTATTAATAGGGCCAACTATATTATTTATCGGAGGGATAGTTTGGTGTTATTTAGTTATAAATGATTACATATAAAAAAGACTAGGATAAGTAATTACCTAGTCTTTTAGTTGATATTATGCAATTTGGTTATTAGTTACCATCTGCACTAGCTAAAGAATCCCTTATTTGTGTTCTAGTGCTAACACGACGAGTTGTTATTTATATTATAACATATGATTATAAAATAGTTTCGCTATCTTTATAATATATATTAATATGATTTGTTATAATATCATTTATTAGATAATTAACACTTCTATCTTGTTTCTTTGCAATATTTCTTAATATATTTAATTTTTCCTCTTCTATTCTTAACGAAGTAGTTTTATAAGTTTTAATACCGTATAAATCTGGATACATGCTATCACCTCCTGTAGCAATATATTTATATATAATATATTGTTTGGTGATATATATAACTTGTAATATGTTTTATGATATTTAAATATTTGATTCGAGACTTGGTATTTAAGTGTTCTTATCCAACTATTTCCCTAAAACATATTAATTATTATAAAATTAAGTATTTTCAATATATTGAATCAATCATAAAATCACGAAATATATGTAATACTTTATTTATTAATTAGTTTATTGCATAAAAAAGGGCTAGAGCATATAGCCCTAGCATCTGTTGATATTATTATAATTTTACTTCCTTTTTCTTATAACTATCTCATTATTCTCAAATATAACTTCAACTTCCCTATTTTCTAGATCTATACCCATTTCTTTAATCCAAACTGCTGGAAGTGATATTTTAGGAGTTAAATTGCCTGCACCACTTTTATTAAATGATATTTTTAAATTTCTAGCTTCCATAATTTTATAAACCTAATTCACTTTCATATTCTGATAACATTCTTCTATTCTCGTCTATCTCATCCATGAATAATTTTAATTCAGCTTCACTTTTAAAGTAATTAACTACTTGGTGAGTTGTTATATAATTCATACTATATTGACCATTGCTATAATCTTTTAGATACATTTTTGATATATAAGGTAATTCCCCTAACCATTTATCTACTCTACTTTTTAATTCTTTATTCATTCTCAATACCTTCCTTTTCTCTTTATTTAACTTTCTTAATTATATTATAGTATACAACGTTACGTTATACAATACTTTTTTATTATTTTTTTAGATAATTATATGAAATTTATATCTGAAAAAAGTCTATCTAAAAATACTTCATGTTTTTTACATTCAACTTGTAAGTTTGCTAATCTTAATGCTTTTTCTTCTTCTTTTCTATCTTTAAGTTCTCTTTCAACAGTTACATCTTTGTACAATGCGTCCATTTCATCATTGAAAGTTATTTGAGCAGGTCTAGTAGCACCTATCTTCTTATAATCTTTTTCAAGTGCAACGTATATGTAACCTTTACATAAGAAACATCTGTATTTACTTTTGTTGTTTTCTATTACCTTTATTCCGTTTACAGTTAAATCTGAAACTGTTATTCCTTCACCTATTTTTACACTAACTTCGTGTCCTCTAGTTGTTCTGTATTCAATAGTTTTAGCAATCTTTTTAGCTTTAGAGTGCGCAAATGATAAACATAATCTGAAAGTAGCTTTATAACTATCTCCTTTCTTTATTATTAATTTTGTTAATCTGTGTGCTTCTTTCATTATATTTTTCATTTTATTACCCTCCGTTTTTATTATTTATTATATTTATATTATAACCTGATAACGTTACGTTATGCAATAAAAATATAAAAATAATTTAAAAACTTTTCGACAAATAATTTATTACATAAAAAAAGAAGGGGCATTAAGCCCCTCCTCTTATCTCATAAATATTCTTATATTAATTCTAAATAATCCGTACTTACATATCCTAGACCTTTATTGCCTTTATATCCTTCAATAGATACCCAACCATTTAAGCAATAGTTAAGTTTTACTATATCATCTTTATTTAATTTTCCTATTACATTATATTGAGTTCCTCGGTAATATCTAACATTTAAAACATTAGCTGTTACTTTTGCTTTTTTGCCTGTATAATCTCCATTTTTTAAAGTTGTAGTTGAGGATACTTGACCAGTACTTCCTTTGCATTGCTTGATAAACCAATCCCAATTATAACCAAATTTATTTGTTCTTAAAAGTTGAGGACAATCTTTACCCGACCAATGATTATGTTGTACTACTTTATCTATAGTGAAATTATGATACTTTAATAGTATTTTAACTAATTCTATAGCATTCTCATATGCTTTTAATTGTTTATTAGCATCTGTAAATTGACATATCTCTATTCCTATAGATGTATTATTCCCAGATGTAGTACCTGCATGATAACACTTAAAATTAGTACTTTGTGCTTGATATATCTCTATATCATCTACAGTAAAGTGCCAACTGGCTTTACGTTCTCCGCTTTTATTTATATTTTTCATGTAGTTGTGATTATTTTTAGCACTAGCATTATTATTTCCTGTATTATGTATAGTTATTGTAGTCGGTGTTATTTTAACATTTGGAATACAATGTCCTTTGGGTACTATATCTACTATTACAGTAGCATTTCCTATTTTAGTTTCATCTAATCTGTTATTTTTCATAATTAAACACCCACCTTTTCTTTTTTATTATTTTCAGTTGTAAAAGTATCCAACATATACTCTATAAATTCTTTTAATTTGTATGGTATAGGTATATTACTTCTAGTTAAGTTTTTCATCGCTGATAAAACTTCAAATGCTATAAAGCATAAACAAAATAGCTCACATACACCTATACTATCAATTTTTATAACATCAAGAAATTCACTTGGTAAGAAAGCTACTAAATTAAAATTTACTACTAAATCAACAAGTTTTAGAAATAAAGCACTTCCTATCATCCCAACTTTTCGTATTATCCCATTTATACCCGTACTTGAATTGATTTTCCTTTCTTTTAATGCTCTAAGCATTCCTAAAAATAAATCCCAAATACAAGCAATTAGTAAAATCCTTATAAAATGATTAGCTTGTAAATTATTAAATAAATCCATTAAACACACCACCCTTTAAAAAAATAAGACTAGGAAAATTAATCCCTAGCCTTTCACAATTAAATTATCTTTGGTCCAGTAATTCTTTTAACTCTAAGCCTTGCTCAACTGTTATTAATCCATCAGCTACAAAGTTAGTTATCTTTAATTCCATAGCTTCTTTGTTTGGGTATCTTTTAGCTATTATCATTTTCTTTAAATTCTCATACCAATTCATAATACATACTCCTTTTAAAATTAGATTTAGCATATTTTAAGCCATATGCCAGGGCATAAAAATAACACCTATATCAAAGGTGTTTCTTCTTCTATCTTAGGATTATGTTGTTCTTCTATTATTTCAAATAAAGTTGAATACATTTCATCTGAAATAACAAAGTCCATCCAATAGAATCTTATCAAGTTTTCTATATATTCTCTGTTGTAATTATCTTTTCCAACTAGAATATTGTTTAATATTAACTCGTATAAGTCATTATCATATTCAAAAGTATCACTAAAAGAAGCTACATCTACTTTGAAGCTAACTGTATCAGCATTGTATCTACTTGCTAACATTAATCTATTTTGAGTTATCATATATTTTGTCATGTTGCTTTCTAGTAAACTAACTTTCTTTTGTAATAAGCTAACTACATTAGATATATTTGAATGAACTTTTAGTGTAGTTTTAGGAGATAAAACACCACTTTCAACTACATAGTTAGTTTCATTTGCATATGTTATTAAATCTATGTTAGTACATTCGTATACTTTTTCTTCTGCTAGTTGATATACTACTGTTAAGTTGTTAGCTTGTAACCATTGCTTTAATTCAGTTACATCTATAAAGTTATTATTTATTATTATATGAGTACCTACACTACCCGTACCCGATATACTTATCCCAATATGGTTATGGCTATACACATCACCAAATATTACAGTTGGTAACAAATCTGATATTATATTAGGTGATGTTTTCGTATTAAATGCAGCACTAGGTATATCAATAGCGTCAAATTGGATAGATTGTCTATATGTCGCTGGGGACATCGTTGATGAATTTGTATCATTATTCCAATTCTCACTACCATTTAGCACAACTTCTGCACTACGTTGGTGATAGTAATACTTACCGTCTGCGTGTTTCTCTATACTATCCCATTCTCTTAATGTAGGTTTTTCCCACGCTTGAGTTTCGTTGTTGTAGTATAGGAGTTGTTTTTTATCTGATTGTGTTTCATCACTATTAACACTTGAAACTACTATTTCATCTGTATTTTCACCTACTGATTTAAGTCCTTCAAAGTATGAAGGTGGGTTTTGTGTGTGGTCGCCTCCTAGGATAACTACTGATTTTTTAAATATATCTAAATCACTAGATGTCCAACCATCACTATATGCACCTTGTATCATCCTAAATTTAACATTATTAAGTGCAATTGCAACGGATGAAAAAGGATTAATTGTTATTTGACTATTATACGAATCATCTAATTTAGATGTTTGGAATTTAATATTTTTATCTGATAAATTACATACAGTTATAGTTTTATCTGTAATATCATATATCAAATCGACCACTTGTAACCAATCAGATACAGCACTATCTCTAAACGTTTTTGCTAAATTCACCAACGTCTTACCTTCTAGCTTCACATCTTCAAAATACCCATTTGACGTTGCTTCAACAGTAGTAAAATCACTTTCAGTAGTAATAGTAGATATCGTAGAATCTCGTAATAGTTTATCTGTGTAATCTATCCTCTCTTTTAAACTATTAAATGCTACTCCTTTAAAATCTGCCCTAGCATCTATAACTTCTGCATCTTGTTGTTGTTTAGAAGTTAAAGCGTTAAATCTAGTTTCTACATCACTTATTTTGTTGTTTATAGAAGTTTCTAAATGAGTTATGCTTGGTGTATCACCTTTTACACCTTGCGGACCTATTGGACCTACATCACCCTTTAAACCTTGCAAACCTTGTGGACCAACAGGACCTTGAGGACCAATAGCACCTGTATCCCCTTTTGGACCTTTTGGGCCTTGAACACCTTGAGGACCTTGTGGACCTATATCCCCTTTATCTCCTTTTGGACCTTGAACACCTTGAGGACCTTGTGGACCTATCAACTCGCTTTTAGGTGGTATCTTAGATATTGCAACATCAACTTTATTAGTGTTTACAAGTGTTTTATAGTCTATATCAATTATTTTGTCATTTATCTTTTTAGTGTTTTCATCTAAGTTTTCGTTTATCTCTATTTCTTTAGCTTTTACAAAGTCATTAACTTCTGATATTTTATTATCTACTTCATCTATCTTTGTATCAACTCGTTCTATAACTGGATCTAATAACTCTATAACTTTTTTATCAGTTTGAGTTGTAACAAGTTCGTTATGATTATTTTTTATAATTTCAAACTGTTCTTTTATATTGTTAAAATTATCTTCTCTGTTAGCTTCGTTTATTTCTATAGTAGATAATCTGCTTAACATATCAGTCAATAATGTAAATTCTTCTGTAGTTTCTGCAGTATCATTTAATAAGCTAAATATTTTATCTTCTTCAACTTCATAACTTATAACATCAGTAACTACTCTTTCATCTTCTAATATAAGCATAGCTTGTGCAGTATAAGTTCCTATTTCATCTCTCATATTAGGTTTTAAATCTGCATATACAAGACCATTTTCAATTTGTAGAAATTGACTAGCAACCTTGCCACTTGGTTTTATTGTTGCTAATACTACTATAGCCTTTTCAATATCGACTAAATTTCCACCATTAGTTATACGCATAAAAAAATCAGATGTATTATTATCAAATTGATTAAACTTCATAGTTGAATTATTACATCTGAATTGCAAATCTAATTTTAAGTTGTATTTTTTATTCATTTACACACCTACTTTTAATGTTTCTATTTCTTCTTTTAATTTTTTAATTTCAAGTATTGCTATTTTAAGCAATTCGCTTTCATTAACAAATATATCATCTGTTTTCTCACTTACTTCAACTAACTTTGTATTTTTTAATTTTGTTACATCCATTTGCAATGCTTCGTCTTGACTATAACTACTAATAAACTCTATATTATCTATTACATTGTCTATCGCAACATCTTCCTTAGCAAAGGTTTCAATATCGCTTACAACTACACCATCACTAGAATAACTATTCGCAGCAAAAACAGACTTCCAAGCACCCCATGGAGTACCGCATTGCATTTGACCACTTAAATCATCTCTAGGCTGAAAAGCACATTCACTTCCACTATATAATACTACTCCTGCATTACCATTATTAGATTCAAGATATAAGGTTTCAGGTGATCGTAAATATTTAGCTAAAACGTCAACAGCTTCAATTAAATATGTTCCAAAGCATCCATTCCCATTTTTTTCAAAGATAGAAGCTAATTCCCTTCGTTTGCCATATTCGTAATACCTTCCAATACTTACTCTATAATCGGGGTTCAACTCAATTTCTCCGTTTGAATTAAATCTTATAGAAGTATAGTTATCTTTTACAAATTGATATGCCCATTCTGCATAAGCATAATTTGCTCCAATTGGATTATAAGTAGCTGGATAGCTCACACCTGCTAAATAGTTATGACTTTCACCAACTCCATCATGACCTATTGCTAAGAAAGGAGTATTTGATTTTTGTCCTGTAATTGGAGATTTAAACCCAAACATAGCTTTTACATCATTACCATCTTTAATTGAGTACATATCACCTTCAACGTAAACATGTTGACCTTCACCATTTGGAGAAGTCCTAAGTATACATCCTTCAATTAACCCACTTTTTAAATAAGTTGCGTTAATGTACAATTCACCATTTTCCATAATAATAGCTTTCTTTTTGCCATTGTCAGTAAGCTTGTTGAATATATCTTCATGAGTTTTCAAATCAAATACATTTTTAGATATTTTTTCATTTGCAATTTGTATACACTTTCTTATATGTTCTAACCTAATTGTATAGTCTTTAAGAGCATCTTCTAAGCTTTCAAGTTGTTCAGGGGGAATAATATCCCCTTTATTGATAACCAAATTAAAAGCATTAGATACAACTTCTTTTTCAACTAATACAGGAGGGATAGCAGCTAATTTATCAATAATTAAATTAAAGTTATTAGATATAATTTCCTTATTCATTATTTCCTCCTACTTTGGGAATCCATTGCTCCAACCTTGTGGCACAGTTGTCATAGAGAATCTTCTCCATTCTTTAGTGATTTCTATCATTTTTGGTTGAGCCACTCCTTTGTTATGTTGCCAACTATCGTGGAACATTAATCCTTCTGCTAACCACCAGTCTCCACCACAATTACTGCAATAATGAGTTTGGTCTCTATCGTCTACACCATTTTCATCCCATTTAACTTTTCTCAAATCTATACAAGTATAAATGTATTGGTATTTAGTATCAAAAGCCTTTATATTTGAAAATGGGTGATACATACAGTTTTCTGAATTAATCT